CATGGGCAAAAGTATGGTCACATGCTTTCCAAGGACCAGGTGGTTGGTACATTGAGAACAGTCTTACTACTCTTGGTGGTAAGGATCCTGTCTCTGAGTACAATAGATTACTTTGGAACAGTGGCAACGATGCTGACAAAGATCTTGCACGTAAGCAGAAGCGTAAGCTTTCTTACATTAGTAACATCTATGTCGTAAAGGATCCAACTAATCCACAGAACGAAGGTAAAGTATTCTTATACAAGTTCGGTAAGAAGATCTTTGATAAGATCACTGCAGCAATGCAACCTGAGTTTGAAGATGAAACAGCAATCGATCCATTTGATTTCTGGCAAGGTGCTAACTTCAAGTTGAAGGCAAAGAACGTAGCAGGTTATAGGAACTATGATTCCTCTGAGTTTGCTGCATCTAGTCCTCTATTAGATGATGACGATGCTCTTGAAGCATTGTGGAAGAAGCAGTATCCTCTTGTTGAGTTCACTGCTGCTGATCAGTTCAAAGCATACGATGTCTTACAGCAACGTTTAGATTCAGTTCTAAACTCTACCAAGACTCGTGTTGCACCTGAAGTTGCTGATGAAGAAGCAGAGATCAAAACTGCTGATCCAACACCAGTTACTGCATCACCTATTGTCAATTCTAAACAAGATGATGACGATGCACTATCATACTTCCAGCGTTTAGCAAACGAATAATGGAGTACGTCTCATTTGAAGAGACCATTGGAGTCTACGACGGAGATCAATCTGTCGTAGACTCTGCTTTATGTGAGGTCTATAAACTTAGAGATAAAGATCCAGTCAGTGATGGTAACTCTAACTACCGTGGATGGCAGAAAGATTTTGATCATCCAATCAAGAATGTAATTGAAAGAGAGTTTAGAAAATATATCAAGCACTATTGTATAGAAGAACCATACTGGTTGACATTTACCAAGTTCTTCTGCAATATAAATCCACCAGGTGCATCTAATACTATGCATCACCATACTGTTGGTGAATTTAGTGGAGCATTTTGGTTGAAAGCAGAGAAAGACTCAGGTGATCTTGTAGTAATGAACCCATTCTACAATAGGTTTATGAATACTTGTATGATACCTCAAGGTAAAGATTACAATGCAAAGTATTTTCAACCTGAACCTAACAAGGGTGTGTTCTTCAACAGTAACCTAGTTCACTACGTTGACATCAACAGGTCAAATGAGGACAGGGTTTCGATTGCCTACCACATAGGAATACATTATAACTGAGCGAAATTCGATTTTTAGTTCCAAAAATTCGGGAAAAAAAACTCCGACCATTTTTTGCCCTTAAGGTTTTTCCAATTATCTCGACGATAGAATCCTAAGATTTTCTCCCTTCTTCATTTTCTTATTGATATATTGTGAACTATCGGTATAACTCATTATTTCTCTCATATCTTCTTTTATGATTCCGACGTATTCTTTTCTAAGAAGCACTATTTCACGTTTTTTGTCATTTTTCTCTATTTCGTATTCGTAGTTAGATACTGAATTTACTAATTCAGACCCAGATATTGTTTCTACTGTTCCATCTTGGGTATATCTAAAGGAGAAATTCTCATCTACAACTAGACCACCTTGTAAGATAATATTATCATCTAGATCAACTTGTTCTTTTGTTTCATAATGATGTATTTGGGTCAATTGAACAGTATCGTACTTATTCTCCAAATATTGTTGAAAGTCATATTGACTCATTGGCCATTCATCTCTTACATTAATGATATTATTAGATAATAGCACAATCCAGTCATAATCTTCTCTTTTGTATATCTCATATGCAACGTTATCTGGTCTATCATCACCAGTTACAGCATATGTGTTAAATGCAACTGCATTCTCAAAGAAGTCATCTCTGATTTTACCTCTTTTGAAGAGGTTTTTTGATAGTTGGAAATCATTGCTAGAATTACGATCATTTGAGAATGATGGTAATAATATATCTGGGAAAAGATCGAAATATGCCATTAGAATCCTACGTCATCCTCTGCGATTGTTGGAGTGGAGTTTGGAGTAGCACCCGAAGCACCTACAGTAAGGTCACGGATACTCTCATCTGGTTTTTCATCATAATCATTACCAAAGATAGGTGTAAGTTCGGTAAAAGATAGTGCCATATTTGATGAAATAGGTTGAGAACCTGCACTTTGGTCTGCATATGCAGCCCACACACCTTCTGGGGTATAGTCAATTTCACATGCAGTAAGAGCACACATCTTAAACATGTTCAAACTCTTTATTCTATTAGTTCCAGTCCTGTATGCAAGACGGAATACGTTAGGAGAACTCAAGAAGATGCTACTACCTTCACTCTCATTAGCGAATGATGGTAACATACCTTGTTTGAAGAATCTCATAATTTTTCTTATCTCTGTTGCATCTTCCTTATCATAAGGTGCAAATTGGAATGCAAAGGTGAAATTTCTAAGTTGAGGACCATTGAATAGTAGTTCAAGGTTAGGGTTGATTGCATTACCTGTACTTCTTGTAATGAATTGAGCAGGGTCTACATTGATTCCTATTTTACTTAATGCTAATTTAGAAAGAGTTGCAGAAAGAATATCTCCTGATGCTCCACCACCCCTCATATCTTTTCTAACTTCACTCAATGCATTACTTGCATCACCTAGTCCTGATTTGACCATACCTACTAAGTTTGTCTCACCTTTCATTAAATTACCTATTTCTCTTGATGCACCAAAGAAAGCACCTGCCTCTACAGCATTTGCTTTAGCACCACCCCAACTAACACCATTACTTGATTTTAGAGAGTTTGGTATTGGTAGTTTTACTGAACCTTGAGAAGATTTTGATGTATCACTGGATCCACCAGCAAAGTTTGTACCACCTGCTATATTACTTCCTCTAGGTATACCTTTTGTTACAAAAGAACCTAAACTTGCTCCTGTTTTATCTCCTTTTTCTGGTTTGTTGAAGAAGGACATCCCTGATTGAGGAGCCTGATACTTGAAGGACTCAATGAATATGTGATCCATATTCCCTTTAACGTAGTCAACAGCTTGGGGATACCAAAGGTGTGGTGCTGGTTTACTTGATTTCTTTCCTGTTATTTCTGCTGGTTTGGCATCATCTACTTCTTCAACAACTTCAGTATCAATATTCTCATTATTATCGGGAATATTAGCACCTGATAAATCTACACCAGATTCTGCAGCAGAGTTTTGAAATAGAACTTCATTACCATTCTCAACTGCTTCATTATATACTTCTGTTATTGCTCCTGAATATGCATTTTTTCTTTCTTCACTGTTTATTATTGCTTTACCCTCTTCATTGTTGGTATTTAACTTGAATGATCTGACTCTTGTACCACGTTTAGTATCTACATTTTTCTTGAAACTAGGTGCAAATGCTGGTTGTAGAAAGGTTGCATTCTGAACATCTAAATTTATAACTTCACTATACTTCTGACCATTTACTGTGTAAGAAATGCTTTTGTAATTACTGTTTGCTTTTTCATTAGGACCTAAGTTTACATTGTTGATACTTAGTACCGTAGAGTTAGTATTGTTGTTTCTTTTTTTAGGTGCCATTAGTGTATTCCCCTAGTACTAATAGGTATTTCAATACTTCCAAGATCTCTTACGAACTCTTCAATAGGTAAATTAAAGGCGGTTTCCCATTCTTCCATCGCAATATCCAAAAAGAGTGTTTGCACATAGGATTTTAGGTATTTATGGTATCCCTTAGGAAGTTCTGCTGGATTGGCTTCATCTACCCACTCAGCAATCATTTCTCTTTCATCTGGAGCATAATAATGAAGGTTTACACCCCAAAATGCTGGTCCTTGAGATGCGATAACATAACATAACGGATTTCTATCATAAAATCTTAGTTTCTCGGCAGTTTTTGCTCCATACTGGAATAACATCAAGTGTCCAGGTATGGGAGTACCTACAGTTTTTGATTTAGGGAAGGTATTTCTAAATTCCAAGTTCTTTCTCCGTCATTATTTGGAATTCCCATTTTCTGTCTTTACAGAATTCCTCTGCTGCTACCCATTTTGCAGTATTTTTAGCGTAAGTCATAACCTCGGTTACGTATTTTCTAGTTCTTGTTTTTTGTATTTTTGGTTCTTTTACTTGTTTTGCTGGCTTTATTTCTATTATTTTCTCATGCAATTTTCCTTTAGAATCTTTATATTTGATATAAAAATCTGGGAAGTATCTATGGACTCTATTGTCAGTAGGGCATCTATAAGGTATTATTACTTCCTCAGATGACCATTTGATAATATTTTTGTTACTATCACAGTAATTCATAAACTTTAGTTCCCAAAGTGATCTATAAATGATCTCTCTTGGGTCACCTTTATACTTTTTTCTATTAATTGGTTTAAACTTACCTTTATATGACATACATAGTATGTACGCATCTTGTATTTAGGATTGTTGTGGCTGTAAGTTCAAAGCAAAAATCAGTATGGACTTTTGCTCAAAACAGGCAATTTTTACCAACTCAAGAACTTTATGAAGTAGTCTCTAAGTTTGGTAATATAACACCTGCGTTTAATAATAATTATGATGTATCGTTTAATCTATCAACTGCTTCTTCAGGTTCTCTGAAGGGTTATATTTCTGACAGATCGTTTTATAAGGATGAAAAAGGTCTAGCAGATGCTGGACAATATCTAGCATTATTTTGTTCAGAAGCGGTTCTTCCAGGATCACGTTTGGATGTTTTTCAGAAGCAGGGAATAAGACAGGGTATAAATCAAAAGTTTGCTGCTTATAGACAGTTTCCTGAAATTATACTAACTTGGTATTCTCAGAAAGATTATTATACTAATGATGTATTCAATTCATGGATGGAGTTTATTTCTCCAGATATAAATGTTTTTGATGATAGTCGGACTGGATCTTATAGGAAATTGAACTATCCATCAACTTATAAGGTTGATATGCAGGTTACTGCATTTAGTAAAGGTACTACTGATAGAAATAATAGATTGACACGACATGGTGCATTTTCTCAACAAAAACCAAGTAGTATTACATATCATATTACAAATGCATTCCCTGTAAATATAGTTGCAGCACCTTTAGCATATGGTAAAGCAGAACTTGTAAAAACTACAATTACTTTTGCTTATGATATGTACCATATACTAAGATCATCTAGATCTGGAGGTGGAGTAGCATCTACACCACAAGGACAGATGCCACCAATTTACACTGGTGCTGGAAAAGGTGGAGGATTTACTGAAAGTGAAAGACCTGTATTACCAACTCCAAGTCAGGATGATAATACTAAGAAGACACCTTGGTGGCAGAATATGCCTAACGTAGGTTTAGGTGTTCATCACTGGAGTGGAAGTAGTGATATAAGATTGAAGGAGAATATTGTTAAAGTAGGTAGATCTCCATCAGGTCTTAATATATACGAGTGGAATTATATTTGGGGTTCTCCTCGATATAGTGGTGTTATGGCTCAAGAAATTATTAATATAATACCAGAAGCAGTAGTTACTATGCCAAATGGATATCTTGGTGTAAATTATGCTAAAATAGATGTAGATATGCTTGCTAAATAAAGCTACTGAATATTTTACTATGCCATTACCAAAGGTCACTGCACCTACGTTTGAACTGAAACTGTTATCAACTGGAAAGACAATCAAATATAGACCATTCCTTGTAAAAGAAGAAAAGGCATTGTTGATTGTACTAGAAAATGGAACAGATAAGGATATTAGTGCTACTCTAAAAGAAGTACTAAAAGCATGTATTATCACTCGTGGTGTAAAAGTTGAAGATTTACCTAGTTTTGAATTAGAATATTTGTTTTTGAATGTTAGAGGTAAGTCAATAGGTGAAACTGTTGAACTTAATGTAACATGTCAGGATGATGGTGAGACTAAAGTACCTGTAACGGTTTCTTTGTCTGATATAAAATTACATGTTCCTGATGGTCATACAGATACTATTGATTTGGGTAATGATCTATCAATAAAGATGAAATACCCTTCACTGAAGCAATTTTTAGAAAGTAATTTCTTAGTTTCAGAAGCAGGTAATAATCAAGAAAGGATTGATCTAGCGTTCAAAGCAGTTATTGATTGTATTGATCAGATTTATACAACTGAAGAATCATGGTCAGCATCTGATTCAACTGAAAAGGAACTTATAAAGTTTATAGAACAGTTGAACTCACAGCAGTTTGGTAAGATTGAAAAATTCTTTGAAACTATGCCCAAGTTGCAGTATAAGTCAAAGGTTTTGAATCCTAACACTGATGTTGAAAATGATGTTGTAGTTGAGGGACTGGCAAATTTTTTCGCATAATGCTATATCATACTACCATAGACAATACTATGGAGACTAACTTTGCTTTGATGCAACATCATAAGTGGAGTTTAACTGATATAGAAAATCTAATCCCTTGGGAAAAGGAAATTTACGTAAATTATTTGCTCAAGTATCTTGAGAAACAAAAACTAGAAGCAAAACAAGCAGAAGCAGCTAATGCAAACGCCTGGTAGATTAGTACAATCTCAAACTCCTATGTTCTCTCCTATTGGAGAGAGGATGGATAAGGCTTATACGAGTTTGATTGAGCGTACTGAGGAAAAGGCAGTAGGAGAACAATTAGGTAGAACTCAGGTTAGACAACTTGGACGTATAATATTAGAATTTGAAAGATTGAATGGTAGTATGAGGACCATGAGGTCTGAAATACAACAAGATTTACGTGATAGAAGAAAATATTATAAGCAAGAGACAAAGATATTAAAGGAAGACTTAGAGAATACAAATCTATTCAAGACTGCTGCATTATTTGATGGACGTAAGAACTTAGCATTATTATCAGGTGCCTTAGCATTAAAAGAGGCAGGTGATGGTGATTTAGGTGGAACATTACAAGCAACGAGTGCTGCAGTAGGTTTACTATTACCTGAGATTATAAGTGGTATAGTAGGAATACTTGGATTGAATTCAATTGCAGGTGGTGGTAATCGTGGTGCTGGAGTTCCTCGTGGCGGCATAGGTAGAGGAGGTATGAGAGGTATGGGTGGTAAAGGTGGTATTATAACTGCTGCTATAATAGCAGCAAGTCTATTAGGAAGTAAGTTATTTGGTGGTGGTAATGCTGATACAAGAAGACAAGAAGGTGCACAACAAACAATAGCAGGTGTAAACACTATTAATGAACCTGATGTTATTAGATTTAAGGTACAATTGAATAGGTTTGAATCTATACTTGATGGTATGATGTCAGGTCCAACTCCGATAGGTCAAACTAAAAAGGGTAAAACGAATGCTCCAAGTGGTGCTTTAGGTCCAGCAGGTGATCAACAGTTAAATGAAGAGGTATCTGAAGCAACTCAAAAGGATGATTGGGAAGGATTTGGATCAGGTGAAGCACAAGCAGCAAATTCAATTAGTCCATCTTCAATCATAGTACCACCATCTGTTGAGACTACTGAGAGTGGAACAACTAATACTCCTGGATCTAAAACTATAGTAACACCAACCGAAGCTGAAAAGAATGAAATAATAAACAATGCAGGTGGAAAATCTAATATAATGCCATCTATGTTTAGTGATGATACATCATCAGTATCTCCATTATTATCTTCTAACAATGCAAGTAGTGGAGTAAGTTCAGTAGAACCTACGAGTGAAGCAATACCCTCATCAAGACAAACATCTTCGCCTGAAGTTAATATTTTAGATAGTTCAAAAGCAGAAGGTAGTTCTGGATTTGTGGGTGGTGCAGATCCTAAAACTTCACCTATGGGTAGTATTGATTTGGAGGGTGGGTCAATAGATAATGATAAAAAAATAATGAAGGGAGAAGGTTGGATGAGTAAACTTGATCCTAGAAATTGGTTCAAGGGTAATCGTAATGAATCTGAGTCAGCTAAGAGTGGGATGAGTAGTGATGATGTAAATGTAGTCAATAATCAACCAGAACAAGGTTCAGATGGTGGTTCAAACGTACCTGCACCTGGTGATGGACAGGTTCAGGTAAATGTGAATACTCGATATAGAGTCAATAGTGGTACAGCAATTGACAAATTTGATCATTCTTCATCAATCAGAAACTACACAACTTATAGAGCAGATTGATGGCATTAGTTCAAGTAATAGCAAGAAATAAAAAAGTCTCTTCTGCACTTGTTGCAGATATGAAGGGATCTTTTGCTGTCTCTAGAACTTTAGAAAGACAGTCACTAGAACTTAAAAAGAAATTAGTAAAAGAAAGGAAAATAGCATATACTGCTCTTGCTGCTAGAGGTCGTGGAGATGGTAAAGGGGCTGGTGTTGGTAGTGGTTTATTAGGTGGTGCTTTAGGGATAAGAGGTCTAAGAATGGCAAGAAGGTTCCTCGGTGGTGGAGGAGGACTTGTAACTGGTGGTCGTGGAGGTGGTCCTAAATTTCCTAGATTACCTGGTAGAGGACCAAAAATAACTGGAGGTGGTAGATTTAGATTACCTAGGTTAGGTGGAGGTGCAAGAATAACTGGTGGTGGTAATGCTCTTAGGGGTGCAAGGGTAGGTCCACTTGCTGTTGCATTTACTGCTTTAGATTTTGGTTCTAGATTAGGAGACGGTCAAAATCTTACACAGGCTACTGTTGGTGCAGGTGGAGGATTGGCAGGTGCATTAGCAGGTGGTGCAGCAGGTGCAAAGATAGGTGCAACTATTGGTACATTTTTTGGACCAGGTATCGGTACTGCTATTGGTGGTGCTATAGGATTTGCTGGTGGTAGTATAATAGGTGGTATGGCAGGTAGTGGTATTGCTGATTTCTTCACAGGTGCTAATAGAAGAAGAGAATTTGAGACAAAGAGAACTGTGTCAATTGGTGCAAAAACTTCTTTTTCTGAGGCATTGGATAAGTTTGATAGGGTATTAGATAAATTTGCCAAATTTGGTAGGTCAGGTATATTATTAGGGTTTAGGGATGAAGTAGATGATGAGGTTGGTCCAGGTTTAGATGACATTCTACCTGTTGGAAGAAGGAAACCAAGATGGAGAGGTTGGGTTGATAATATTGGTTATACTGCTTTAGGGGTTGGATTAGCAACACTAGCAGTTGTTGGTCTTGTCAATATTTTTGATGGTCCTTTGAGTGAAACTGCTCTTGGTTTAGCTGCTAGACAGGCATTTTTGAAAGCACCTTGGTTGAAGAAACTTTCATTTATAAAACGCACCTCGCCCAAGATTTATACAAGACCTGTTACTACTCCAAAAATAATTAATAGGACACCAAAGAAAATCAATAAGAAATTCAAGATTGATAAAGACCAAGTTACAATCAATAATCAAATTAGAGAAGGTGAGGCAAAGTTCAAAGAAGTTGGTGAGTTCGTTACTAAAGAAAGATTGGCAGAGATGTTGGGATTGGGTAAGAAAACTTTGGAACCTAACTTTGGTAGGGGTATTCAAAAAAGTATAACAGATATACCTAATCCAAGTGCTTCTGGTGGAATATCAAAAATGAGAGGTCTCCAAGATGGTGGTGAAGTATCTGCAGGGGAACCAGTTGTTATAGGTGAGATTGAACCAGAAATATTCATTCCTGGTCAAGATGGTGTAATTGTTCCTGGTTCTGGTAGGCAAAAGGTATTGGTTATCAATAATGGTGGTACTATACAGAAAGTTCCTATCAGTATGGGAAGTGGTGGTGAAAGTTCAACTCCAGTACGTGCAACTCCTGATGTGTACACAAGCCTCGCTAAATATGCACAGTTCACAAGCTTATTAACAGTATAAATGAATAAAAAGAAGCTTTGGACAAAAGGAACTAAAATTGAACGCTTTGATGTAGTTCCAATAGACAAAGAAGGTGATTTTCTGAATATGTTAGGTCAGATAACATTCTTCAAGTATTATGAGGATGTATTTGATCCTTCTGTTCATGTGACCATTCAGTGTTCGGATACTTTTGGATTTCTCAATAAATTACCAATAAGAAGTGGTGCTGCAGTAAATATTAAGTTATCTCATCCAAGTAGTGAGGATGGTATAGAGTTTGATGTAAAGGAAGAACCTCTTGTTATAACAAACATAATGAATATTATGTCTGATCCTAAAAGGGAAATATATGATTTAGTTCTTGAGACAAAACATGCAGTATCTAATCATACTACTAGGGTATGGGAAAAGTATAAGGGTAATATAGCAAATAGTGTAGAAAAGATTCTGAAAGATAAGTTGAAAATAAAGAAGGATAGGATTTTCACAGAGAAAACTAAAAATGATTATGAGTTTGTTGGTAACTATAGAAAACCACTAAAGACAGTGATGGATTTATGTCGTAAGTCTATTCCTGAGAAATCTGATGGTGATAGTGTAAAGAAAGGATCTTCTGGATTTTTATTCTATGAAACATTAGATGGATTTAGGTTTGAAAGTATAGATACAATATTATTGAGTGAACCTTTTGAGGAGAAGTATATTCTAACTGCTGATAGAAAGGAATTGGATCCTGAGAAAAATAATTTCAAAATAGTTGGAGAACCTAATTGGGATGAAAGTCATGATATAATCAAAAAACTAAGAGTAGGTGCATATAAAACTGCTAACTGGTATTTTGATTTGGTAACCAAGAAACCATTATTTGCTGACTTTTCTTATGAAGAGTCTATAAAGAAACATCAGAAAAAAGCGAATGATGAGGAAGTTATACCAACTGATTTTACTGATTTTTATTCTAGGATTATAGTTGGTGTAACTGATCAGGGTGCTATGACACCAAAGGAGGATGGAAAGGAGACTAATACTCCACAAGATCAGGCACAATTCCAGGCTCAAGCACATTCGAGGTATTCATCATTGTTTTCTCAGACATTAGATGTTACAATACCTATGAATCTATCCCTTAGGGTAGGTACCATGATTGAACTTGAGTTTCCAGAACTAAATAATGAAGAATCAGATAAGCGAAACTCCGCTTCTGGTAAGTATATGATTGCTCAATTATCACATGAAGTTGGTAATCCTACAGGTGACTTTACAGGTTTGACTTTGGTACGAGATTCTTTCCTATCTAAAGATTAATGACTACAAAAACTCCAGAACACGATCTCAACCATGAGGTCTATATAGATCCTAAGGATCATAAAGAGCATGTCAATCATGGCATGATTGAGTACACAGAGGCAGATTTAGAAATGCACAACGATGCTTTTCATGCTCATGAAGAGAATGAAGAGAATCCAGGTGGTGCTAAGATCAATGACTGGCACACACGCCATGAGGATAAGCACTTAGAAGTTTATTGTGATAATCATCCAGATTCACTGGAATGTAGAGTGTATGATGACTAATGCTTGAGACACGCCATTCTGCTATTGACTTCATTGGAAGAGATGGGTTTCACTGGTTCTTAGGACAAGTAACTCCTGATAAAGCTTGGCGTGATAAAAACAACCAAAATTTTCAAAACGGTTTTAGGGCAAAGGTAAGGATATTTGGTCATCATCCTAAGGCTAGTGGAGAAGAAGGTGGAATAGATGATGTTGATCTACCTTGGGCACATTTTCTAACTCCACCTAATTTTGGTGCAGGTAATAATTTTGGTGGAACAAGTTTCGCCTTACAAGGTGGTGAATGGGTATTTGGATTCTTCTTAGATGGTGAGGAAGCACAACAACCTGTAGTTTTAGGTTGTTTCCATAACAATAGTTCTACTGAGACAGAACAGAGTGCTGAAGATGTAATCAATAATGGAACAACAGGTTTTGCTCCTTATATTTTTCCTAAGGAAATAGAGAAGGGTGATCCTATTACTCTTGTTGGTAATGAACCAAATGATCCTGTCAGTAGTATTGCTACCAGTGATGCAAAGGTTCTCAACGATAAGAAAGAAGAAAAGGGAACTATAACAAAACACTTTGATAATAAGACTTATGAGGTAAAGACTCACCAGAAATGTTATACACCTAAGGGTGCAATGGGTGAGGTAGCAAAAGAATTACAGAACTTTATTGGTATAACTCAAGGTCTTGAGAAGTATAAGGATGCTTATATTGATCCAGTTGTGAATAAGCTTGTCAATATGGATAAACTTGTTGATAAGTTTTCTATAAAGATTGCAGGTGGAATGTCTGGTGTTGTAAGAGAAACAAGAAAGCAATTGTTTCATGAAATTAATAAGAATGTAGATGCTGCTGTTGGTTTCCTTGACCCTGCTCACCTAATCAAGAATCTTGAGATAAAGAAACAAACTGATGCCATTTATTGTTTGATTGAGAATTTTTTAAAAGGTCTCAAGGATTTTGTTGGAGACTTTCTAAAAGAATTACTCGGTAAACTAGTCAATGCACCATTATGTCTTGCAGAAAAATTCATAGGTGGTCTGATGAGTTCTATCAACGATACTATTCAGAACATGATCAATGGTCCTGTAAATGCATTGAGTAGTTTAGCAGGTATCTCAATACCATCATTCTCTTCAATGATGTCTAAGGCAGTTGGTATTGCACAGGCAGGTTTAGCATTATTACAGTGTGAGGGTAATGAGTGTGAACCTTCTCCTAATGATTGGGTAACTAATCTTGGTCCTGATCCTAAGAAAGTTCTTGATTTCAATAATGCATTGAGTATATCAAATGCATTATCTGGTTTCAATCCAGCAGAATTAAGTACATTTATGGATAAGGTAGTACCAGGTATTAGTAAGGTTACAGGTCTTATATCTAAAGTTACTGGTGTAAAAGATCAAGTTACATCTATGGGTATGGAGATGGCAGGTGCTGGTGATGTGGCTAAACTTGTAGGTGCATGTAACCCATTTGAAAAGAAATGTGGTCCTCCAAGAATAGAATTGTTTGGTGGTGGAGGTATAGGTGCTATTGCTAATGGTGTTATCAACTCTGTTGGTAAGGTAGTTGGTGTGAATATGAAGGATTTGGGATTAGGTTTCACTGATCCACCTAAAGTACGCTTTATTGATGATTGTGGAAATGGTGCAGGTGCAACTGGTGAAGCAGTTATTGATTCTGAGACTGGAGAAGTTACTAATATTATTATAACTGATCCAGGTGGAGGATATTTGGGACCAGAAGATGTTGCAGATTCTGATGGAGAAGATGTAGTGGGATTTGTTAGTGGTATACAGGTTATCAGTACAGGTGCTGGATACCAAGAAGGTGATACTATAACTGTAGAGGATACAGGTGCAGGTACATGTACTATTATACCTCAGATTTTTGATGGTAAAATAGTTGGAGGTTCTGGTGGTTGTGGAGTTGGAATAACTGATATTCCTAAACTTACCATTAACACAAGAACTGGTTCGGGTGCTAGAATAAGACCTATAACCAAATTTATTAAGAGAGAGGAGTTTACTGGTGAATTACCACCTACTGCTACTCTTATTAGAGTTATTGATTGCCCTAGGATTTACTGATGTCAAATAAACTAACAATAACTAATGGAGTTGTTGTATATAACGGAAACGTATTAACTGGTTCTAAACGTGAGGCTGCTTTATCATCAGCTAGGGTAAATGCAATAAACAGTTTGAATAGAACTACCAGTGGAAATACTAGACAGTACAGGATAAAACAGATTAATAGTTATAATAAAGAATTAGGTTTAGAATCTCTAGATCATACAGCTCTTGACCCTAGTTATCAAGCTACTGTACTAACTGGTAATCCTAAGATTGATTCACCTAATGGTGTTGATATGAGGCAACGTGGCGATGGAACGTATTATGTTCCAAGTTCTGCTATCGAGAGAGGTGAAAATGAAATTCTAACTAGTCCTATTGAAAATACTACAAACATAGTAGAAGAAATTAAGGAAGAACAAACATCAGATATTATTACATCAAGTGAAACTGCTGCTTCTAATGAAGAGTCAACAGCAGTTACTGAAGAAAACTCTTCAGTAGAAGAGAATCCAACTGAAAATCTAACTGAGAAACAGAAGGAGGCAATAAATCCTCCAGAACCTGAACCAGAACCTGAACCTGAGACAACACAACCAGTCACTCCTCCAGAAACTGATCCAGTAGCAGAAGAAGATCCGCCAGCAGAAGAAAAGAAAGAAGCCGATACTAAACCTTATGTACCACCAGTTATAATACAACATCCTGAAGATGGTACATTCTTCATGGGAAGAGAACGGGACGATAAGGTTACTCGTAAAAGAGATATACAACTTGTTGGTTCTCAAAGTAATTCTCTGAGATTATTCCATGATGGTGGATTTGAGTTGAAGTCCAGCGAAGATGCTGGAGGAACTTCAGGTTCAAGTATACTACAAGTTGTTGATGATGCACCTCTTCTTATAAAGAGTAAGGGTGATATTAGAATACAATGTGATGGTAGATTCTCTGTGGTTGCTCACGATATAAAGATGAAAGCAGAGGGAGCAGATGATACTGGTGGAATTACGTTAAAATCCGAACATGATATTACCCTAGATGCTGCAAACCGTGCTATAATAAAAGGTGAGAATGTTGTACTTGATGCAAAGGACAAAGTTATCTCTTATTCTGAGGGATGGACTTTCCTTGTGGGTCAAGTGGTTAGAATCCATGAACCCAAATCACAACTGATCCCTGACATGTTGGGTAAATATATCCACACTCAAACGCAACCCTTGAAAACAAACTAATGGCTGGAATACGTGACATTGATACTGGTAAAGTCTATATTGGACAAGAAGAACCAGAAAAACTAGATCAAGCAACAGAGACTTTGAATGGTGACAAACCTTTTGCTGGTACTCTTTGCTCTACTGGACCTGCATTTATTGGTGCACATGAAGGTGGATTTGCTAAAGCAGTCCTGAATGTTGGAACTGATCTTGGAGATTTTTCTCCTGGTGTATCAGGTCGTGCAGTAGATATTGATGGAGATGTCAATCATAATGGAGATACGACCCATCAAGGAGATAAAACTCATACTGGCAATCTTATCAATAGTAATTTCAAGAACTGCACTGGTCAAAATGTAGCATTGACAAGCAGCACAATCAATCAGCAAGGATGGAAAGGATTTGATCTCAAGCATCCCAATATAGAGGGATATAGATTACGTCATGTCTGTGTTGAAGGACCAGAGGCAGCAATATATGTGAGAGGTAAAGTTAAGTTGGATGGTATTATAGAACTACCTGACTACTGGCAACACTTTGTAGATATGGAGACTATTACAGTTCATCTTACACCAATCGGATCATATCAAGAACTATATGTGAAAGAGATACAGTATGGTAAGAGAGTTATCGTAAGAAACGCTGCTGGTGGTGCTATAAATGCATCATATCAGGTATGGGCAGACAGAGCAGGAGAGAAGTTAATTCCAGAATATTCTGGTAAAAATGCTGGAGATTATCCTGGTAATAATAACCAATATTCGATTCAAGGGTATCATTACGATGTCAGAGAAGAGAAACCTAAGAAGAAGGGTTGACAACGATCCTTATAAATGCTATTATATGACTAGTAATTACTTTATGCATGGCTAACCTTGATCTTTCTGGTGAATACGTTGATGAAATTCGCATAAACATGGAAGGAAGAACCTTTGAGATCTATGGATCTGATGGTTCTTGCCAGAAAGTTACATGTGAAGATACTGATCAGTTTATGGCAGTATTCAAGGTTACTCGTAAAGCATCTGAAATTGATGACCAAGTAAAAATAGTTTATGTCTAATGACAGAAGAGAAGATCCGAGAGATCCTTCCTCATTTGTGTTACACTAAAGAGGAAGTTGATATTCTGATTCGAGCTGCTGTAGATGAAGCAAGGAAAATAGATGAAGCATCTATGGCAAAGCATAATAGAGAAGCAACTATCATAAGTATGATACTAGGATTTACATGTCTAGCATTATTCTTAGATGGATTACTTCGCATACTTGGTATCATTCCACCATTCATGGATATTGATGTTAATATCATAGATCAGATCGTAGAGAAAGTTGAACATGAAGTAATACCACAGGTTGAGAAGTACAAGAGTTATATACCCCGAATCTAGTTACTATAAATAAGTTGAAGGAATGGTGTCAGGATTTATAGGCAATGCCACTAAGTAGACTAGAAAATTTTCTAAAAAATGTACAGGGCAACGTCATATACGTAAACCCTGAGGAACTTGATGCGACTGATGATATCAGTAACACTGGTAACTCCAGAACTCGTCCGTTCAAGACGATACAAAGAGCACTGATTGAATCTGCTAGGTTCTCATATCAGTTAGGTAAGGATAATGATAAGTTTGATAAGACAACTATCATGGTCTCGCCAGGTGTTCATTACATCGATAACAGACCAGGATTACAAATCAATACTGCTGGTAGTATAACTGATGTAAGTGGAAGTGCAGCGTCTATAAGTGAGTTTGCAGTTGGAAGTAACTTTGATATACAAGACACCGATAACGTATTATATAAATTCAACTCTGCTAATGGTGGAGTTATTATGCCAAGAGGTACCTCCATTGTTGGACAAGACCTCAGAAAGACTAAGATAAGACCAAAATATGTTCCTGATCCTACTGCATCAGGTATAGCACCAACAGCAATATTCAGAGTAACAGGATCTTGTTTCTTCTTTGGATTCAGTTTCTTTGACGCTGATCTTAATGATAGGATCTATAAAGATTATACTGGCAATGTTTATACTCCTAATTTTTCACACCATAAGCTAACTTGTTTTGAGTATGCTGATGGTCAGAATATAATACCTGGCAAGGGTAACACTGACCTTGACATGTATTATCATAAGTTAACTTTAGCTTATGGTACTAACAGTGGTAGAGCATTACCTAATTATCCTACTAATGATGACTTCGAGAAGGTCGTTGATGAGACTAGGATTGTTGGATCTATATCACAGATAGGTGCTCTTGAGATACAAGACATTTATTCTGGTGCAACACCATCATCTGCTACTGCTACTAAGATAGTTACTGTAGTAACAAAGACTAATCATAACTTGGCAGTTGGTACTCCTGTAATGGTTTCAGGTGTCAATGACACTGGTTATGATGGAAGTTATATTGTAAATCAAGTTATAAATGATACTAATTTTACATATACTGTACCAGTAATACCAGCATCAACAGCAACTCCTTCACTAAGTGGGTTGACTCCACAGGTCAAGATTGAGAGTGATAGTGTAACTTCTGCATCACCTTATATCTTCAACTGTTCAATCAGATCAGTTTATGGTATCAATGGTCTTCATTGTGATGGATCAAAAGCAACTGGATTCAAATCTATTGTTGCTGCACAGTTTACTGGAGTATCTTTACAGAAAGATGATAATGCATTTGTAAGATATAATGCATCAACGGGAACTTGGCAAGATCAAGCAGCATTAGGAACTTCAGTATCATTACATACGGATGCTAACGCAAGACATAAACCTGAATATGAAAGTTGCCATATAAAGGCATCTAATAAGGCTGTAATGCAGTTGGTATCTGTATTTGCTATTGGATATGGTAAGCATTATCAGGTATCATCTGGTGCTGACATATCTATTACCAACTCTAACTCTAACTTTGGTCAGAGATCTTTTGTTGCTGATGGATATAGAGATAAGGCATTTACAAGAGACGATAAAGGTTATATCACTTCTATTGTACCACCTAAGAAAAATAATGCTGCTGTAACTAATATCAACTGGGAAGCAATTGATGTAGATGTTACTGCTGGTGTTACTACAGACTCTAGGTTATTCTTGTATGGATTTACAGGTAAGGATACTGTACCATCAAAGACTGCTAATGGTTATAATGTTGGTAACAAGATAGGAGAAACATTATCCGTTGGTATAGGTCTTACCACTTATAGTACTTCGGTTTATATGCCTGGCAATAATACTACTATTGCTAATTGGTCTATAGGTAAGAAAGAGTATACTGTTGGAACAAATTCTGGTATCAATTCTATTACCAGTAACATTTTCACTCTTGAGCAAGATCATGACCTCTTAGTGGGAGAGAAGGTAAAGATATATTCTGAAGATGGTAACCTTCCTGATGGACTTGAGCACAACAAAGATTACTTTGTAATATCAAGTGCTGATGATAAGATCAAGGTAGCATCAACTTATAACAATGCAACTGCTGGTACTAATTTAACAGGTATCAATAACCTTGGTGGAAAACTTACAATAGTATCTACTGTAGAGGGTAAGAAGCCTGGGGATCCTGGTCATCCAGTACAATATGAAACTAATACTGGTTGGTATGTCAATGTTGGTGCAGGTAATACATTACGTACACAGATAGTTAATAATAAAGCAGATTTATCACCTAAGACTAATAATACATTTATTACAAGAAATCCTGATAATAGATTTGATCTTGATAGAATATATCGTTTAAGATATGTTGTACCACAGAATACTGTTGCTGTTCCACCTACTGATGGATTTGTAATTGCAGAATCAGGTGCTGTAGTTGATGATACTAAGTATCAGAATAATAATACAAATCTTGGTTCAGTATCTGATCTAAGAACTGATAATGTAATTGTGGATGCAACATGGGTATCTAATGTTGGTATCATTACTGCACAGTCTCCACATAAATTAGACACTGGTAATACAATTGAGATACTAAGACTAAGAAGTGCTAATAATACACTTGGATCTGATAATTCAGGTTTCAATGGTACGTTTAGTGTTATTGGTATCAATGATGATAGAACATTTAGAATTGGTTTGAATACTAATCCTGGTGGCATATCAACTATTACTGCTGATGTAATAGGTTATATTCCATATACTAAACATGATTCAGGTATAGTTGGTTCTGGTAGAACTTTCGCACCATACTTTGCTAAACGTGATGTAGCTAAACCATTACAGATTTATGGTACCCAAGAGATTCAAGGTTATAAGCAAGACATACAAGATGGTGTATATGATCTAACTGTTTTAGGTTATGTTGCTCAACCTACTGTATCTCCTTTCTCAACAACTTCTAACTTCTATCCACAGGACATAAATGATTTACGTCCTAAGACAAGTATTGATAATACTGTTGTAGATCCTGAATCTGCTAAGTCTTATGCACTAAGAGGTAAACCTGGTATAGTCAAGACTAACAACCCTGCTAATAGTGTATCAAAAGAATCTATAGAAACATTCCTTGATACAACTAATATTGGTATTGGTCTTAGTGCTGGTTCACATAGTGGTGGTGACCTAAGGTTAGATGCTAGTCATCATCATGGATTCAATGGTGTATCTGCAACAAATAGTCTTAGTGGTGGTACTAACTTAGGTACTGGTGGTGGTAATGCTGAGTTCTATTTCAATGTAGAAACCTCAGGTGGTACTGGACATGGATTGACAGTAGATGTTACTGTAAATGCTGCAGGTGCAGTTAGTGCATTTGATATCAATCAACCAGGTTCAGGTTACTTGGTAGGTGGTACAATTACTATAGTAGGTATTCCTCACTCTGCTGCTGGAACAGATCCTACATTCAATATCACTGCAATTGATAATGGAGTTGGTGATATAATTCAAGTAGTAGGAATGTCTAGTGCACCTTATAATGGGTTGCATAAGATAAGTGGTGTTGATAATAGTAGAAGAATTACAGTTCCTGGTTCTGCTGATGGTGGTGCTACTGGTGGATACATCTACCGTGTTGGTAAATCAATTAGTATAACATCTGTAACACATAACCATATTAGTGGTATAGCAACAGTTCAAACTGCTGGTGATATTGGTCTTAGAAAGGGCGATCAGATTGTTATAAACAGTATTCCTAATGCTAATCTAAATGGTACATTTGATATTACTGATAGGGTAGGATATGGTTCATCAGTTCTAGTAAACATTGGTAAGTTCCCAACTAATCAGGCATCTGGAACGATTACTACTGGATATGCTCATGGTACTGGTATTTCTGCAAGAACATCTGATAGAGATATTCCTCTTTATGGTGGTGTTACTACAAGACTTACAAGTAGTTTAGGTGCAGTTGGATCTACAATAAGTCTTGCTGATGTCACCATGTTGAGAAGAGGTGATTATCTTCTAATTGAGGATGAAATTGTAAGGGTTGCAAATAAAACTGGAACCAGTGTTATTCGAGGTCTTCTTGGTTCAAACTCTGTTGCACATGAACCTAATGTATCAGTACGTCGTATAAATGTATTACCAGTAGAAAATAGACGCTATAGTATTATACGTGCTTCTGGTCATACCTTCGAGTATGTTGGATATGGTCCAGGTAACTACAGTACAGCGATGCCACAGAACCAGTCGGGCACTCCGACTGAGGATGACCAGTTGAGAGCTCAGTCACTTCAAACTAGAGGTGGTTTGGTTGCTTATACTGGTATGAATGATAAGGGTGATTTCTATATTGGACGTAAGAAGATCAACGCTGTAACAGGTGAAGAGATTGATACAATTGATAAGTTTGATAATACAGATGTTGGTCAAGACTTTGTTATGCCAACAAGTGCTATATTTGATGATCTAACAGTCAATAACAACTTATACAGTAATGGTAATACTGATATAGTAGATCTAAAACTAAGAGGTAATAGGTCTGGTAATATTAGTAAGCAGGTTTTTGTTGGAATACAAGAAACTACTCCTACTACTAGTCAGTCACAAGATAATATTCTATTCAGAGTAAGTCACACGCCAGGTGGAAATCTTGGTTGGGTGAAGACAGATGGATCTGGATCTGAGAGATGGCAAGAGTTTGCTCCTATCTCTTATGAAAGTGGTAGTAATGCCTACTCATTTGATAAGTTAGCATTAGGACAATCTAGTGTTAGCAGTGGTGAGACTCTAAGTGTTGCAGGTATAGGAACTATTGGTAGTCTAAAGGTTACTGATCTTACTTCTGGACGTGTTGTTCTTGCTGGAGCTGGTGGAGAGTTACAAGATAGTTCTTCACTCACATTCTCAGGTGCTACATTAACTGCTTCTGCACTTGCTGTATCTAATAATGCAACAGTGAGTGGTAGTATTGACGTTGATGGTCATGCTGATTTAGATAACGTTAGCATCTCTGGTGTAGCTACTGTAACTGGAGCACTTACATCTGGAGCAATCACTGCAAGTGGTAACATAAGTGCTTCTTCACATACCATTACTGGTTCAACACTGGTTGGTAAGGGTGTCATACCTATTGGTGGTATCATCATGTGGTCTGGTACAGATGCTAACGTACCAAGTAACTGGGCGTTATGTAATGGATCAAACGGTACACCAAACTTAATTGATAAGTTTATTGTTGGTAGAGGTAGTGCATATGCTGCTGACAGCACAGGTGGTTCTGCTAATGCTGTAGTAGTAGAGCATGGTCACACTGCAACATCTGCTGTTACTGACCCTGGCCACGCACACACATTTAGTTCTCATAATGATGATAATGCTGATGGAAATACCTTGAATGATAGATCTAATCTACCTAATACAAGGACAATGACATCTAGTAGTAATAGTACTGGTATTACCGTTGCTACTACTGTCAACGATAACGGTGTTTCTGGAACTGGTAAAAACCTACCTCCATATTATGCTATCGCTTATATCATGCGTATTACTTGATCTAAATACATATACAAAGGAGTGCATTTGGTAAATGGCATCAGTTAATAAGAAGTTTGCCGTAGAAAAAGGTCTCGAAGTCGGTGACAAGGCTCTTGTAGTTGATGCTGACGGTGAAAAGACTGGTATTGGTAAAACCAACCCGATCTACGGTTTAGATGTAGCATCAACTGCTAACTTTGATGGTATTGTTGCTGCAGGTCAGGTTGGTATTGGAAGTACACAACCTGTAAGAGATCTCGATGTAAGAGGTACTGCAAGATTTACAGGTAAAGTTTACGATCAGAATAGTGAAGAAGGTACAAACGGTCAAGCACTGATAACCACAGGTGTTGGTGTATCATGGTCAGACCTATCAGAAATTCAGACAAACGCTGCAGATAAAGTATATTCAGTACAATATAAGAAAGCAGACCTAAAATTTGGTGGTGCTTCTAACTTTGTATTTGATCCTGTCAATCAGCGAGTTGGTATTGGTAGTACACAACCTGAGTATACCCTACAAACTGATGGTTTAGTTCAGATTGGTGGTACATTCCTTGATGCTAATGGTACTGTTGGTACTGGTAAGAGTGTATTACAAGCAACTGATAATGGTGGATTGCAATGGGTAGGTGCAGGTGCTAGTGTAGCAAACATATATTATGTTAATGAAGATGGAAATGATAGTAATACAGGATTCTCGGAAGGAGATGCTCTAAGAACTATTGAAGCTGCTTGTCTAAAGGCAAAGGCAGGTAATGTTATACGAGTTGCTGCAGGTATATACGAAGAAGAGAACCCGATATTTGTTCCTCGTAATGTTACCATAGATGGAGATGATCTAAGAAATGCACAGGTAGTACCAAAGAACAAGAGTAAGGACTTATTCCATGTAAACAATGGCGTACTGCTCCAGAATATGTCATTCATTGGTGCAGCAAATACTGGTGCTATGGTATCATATCCGCCAGGTGGTATTGTAAACAATCATAGGTTTGTTAGTGCAACTGGTAATCCAATAGTCAAGACTGCTTGGAACTCTGGTTTATCTACAGCACCAACTGCTGCAGATTATGATCCTACATCAGGTATTGTAACATTTACAACAGAGAATGCTCATGGTTTAGCTGCTCCTACTAGGTTATCAATTTCTACAGCAACATATAGTCCTGTTGCTGGTATCCTTACAGTAACTACAACTGCTAACCACGGATTAACTTCAGGAGATTTCATCAGTATTGATGATGACTCTATGACCTTCAGATGTACTATGGATGGTACATGGAGTGATCATACTTATCCTAGAGGTGCTAATAATGTACGTGACAATGATGCTGATCCTATAAGTGGTAAGTTTATAACTGCTACAGTTCTAAATGCTACTAACTTTACAGTCAATGTTGGTCCAACTCCAGCAGTAAATCATAATGTTTCAGGTGCAACTTACGAACCAAGTACAGGTGTTCTAGAACTTACTATCGGATCTCACTCATTACAAGAGGGTGATAAGGTAAAGATTGGAGATGGTAAACTAACATTTACTTGTGCTCAAGATAGTCATGGTTCAAACCATACATATCCTCGTACAACGATAGACAATCATACTGCAACTGGTGGTGCATATAATCCTAACACAGGTGTTATGACACTGACCATACCTGATCATGGTATGAGAAGTGGTGATTATATTAAGATAGATGATAGTGGTGTAACTTTTGAATGTGCGTTTGGTGGTGCTTCTGGTGCTGCTGCTAGAAAAGCATATCCAAGAGCAACAGACCCTGTTAGTGGTAAGTGGATAGAAGTTACTAAGGTAGATGATAATAATATTACTGTTGTAGTTCTTGATAGTCAGAAGATTCCTTCTACTAATACTACACCTCATACATTCTACTCTGCTGTTACTAACTCTATCAAGCAGAAGAGAGATAGAACATACGATCAACCTGTAGAGATTATTGGTACTACTGGTACTACTATCATACTAAATGTTGGAAAATCTTCTAACGTTACTGCACATCTATGGGCTGGTGGCACATCATCTAATGCTGTGACAAGTGGTGGACAATATAATCATACTTATATCACTTCTAGTGCTAACAACATACAGAAATCAAATTCTAAGGTTGGTATTACTACAAGTGCTTTGACATTTACATGTGAGCAAGATAATCATGGTAGTAACCATAACTATCCTAGAGCATCTGATCATGTAGCAGGTATTATAACTGCTGTTACTGCTGCTACCACTAATACATTTACTCTCAATATTGGACCTGCAGGAGCTGGAGCACGATATGTTGGTGTATGTACTCAGTCACCATATGTTAGGAACTGTACTAACTTTGTTCCTAATAGTGTTGGTCTAAGGATTGATGGAAATCATGTAATGGGTATCAAGTCAATGGTTGTTGACTCATATACTCAGTACAACCAAGGTGGTATAGGTGTTACTATATCAAATGATGCTTATGCTCAGTTAGTTTCTATCTTTACTATCTGTGATGAGTCTGCTGTCACTTGTGTATCAGGTGGACAGTGTGACCTCAATAACTCTAACGCATCATTCGGTACTTATGGTCTGATAGCATCAGGTATTGGTACTGTGGCACAGACAGGTGCAGTAGCACAGATTGCTAAAGAAGAGGACAATCAGGTAGTAGTATCTGGATTGACTCAAAGACCTTACACTGGTCAGGTATTTTATCTTGGTGAATTGTACAATGAAGTAGTAAACGTATCTATTACCAATCCTGGTAGTGGTTATACAACTGCTAATCCTCCAAAAGTTACTGCTTCGGCACCTTCTGGTCCTAATGGCATAACTGCTGAAGGTATTGCAGTTGTTAGTGGTTTTGGTAGTATAACCTCTGTAAATCTATTTGCAAATGGTTCACAATATCGAACTGCACCTAGCATTACGATTGATGCACCGACATCAGGAGTAACTGCAACAGCAACTGCTGGAATTGGACCTTCTTATTATACTATAAATAGTACGACTCCAGTTACAGCTGGTGTTTCTACAATTACTGTTGATCAGACTATCCCAGCTAACGTTGGTGTTGGTTCTACAGTTCCCTTCGCAAGACAATCTCTAATACTTGCATCTTCATATACGTTTGAGTATGTCGGTGCTGGACTAACAATTGGTGTAGCACTACCTAAAGACGGTGGTATTACAATACCAGAAAACGAGACAGTATCAGAGAAAGGAGGTAGGGTAGTATATACCTCAACCGATGAGCGAGGTAATCTGAAAGTTGGTGATGGATTTACTATCAACCAACAGACTGGTACAGTCACTGGTGATGCTTTCAATAAGAGCATTCAAGCAACCTTAACGCCACTCATTATCGCACTAGGAGGATAAATGGCAGCGATCCCACTTAATAGATTTAGATCTTATACCCATACACTGACGGTTAACTCAGTGGGTATATACACATGCCCTCCAGGGGTTGCTTCTCTTGTCATATACGGCAACGTAGCAAACGTGGGCACAATGTCGTCAGTTACACAATTCAGTGTATATCACAGTAGAAATTCTGTTGATACACCAATTGTTGACGGATATAGAGTTCCACATCAAGATTCTGCTTCATTTATTGAAGGTAGATTGGTGTTGGAAACAGGAGACATTCTCAAAATTAAAGGAGATGTCAATAACACACAGAAATGCATTATAAGTGTATTGGAGAACGCTAAGTAATGGCAAAACTTCTTTCAGGTAAGGTAGGCGTAACAAGTTACGCTGGTCTATCTACAACTAGACAGCAAACTACTGGGTTTCCAGGATTCCTTGGTCTGGAAGAGGCAGAACCTAACTTAGGATTACCAGGAAATAACGATCACGTATTGTATGGTAATGTAGATGGTAAAAGGTATTGGGGTGTTCCATCAGGTGCACCATCAGGTACTGCTTCAGGACTAACAGTAGAAGATGAAGGTGTAGCACCATCAGGTTATGGTGGTTCTGTTACTAGATTTAACTTTGTTGGTAATGGTATACAAGCAATTCAGACAAAACAAACCTTTGGTGGTGTTACGGTTGGTGTTGCGACGGTATTAGTCAATAAATCTACCAATGACATTCAGGATGCTAATGCATTCACACGTATTACAGGTGTTACCACTTTCAGAGTGGGTGCAGGTTTATCATTTGTAGAAGTACCTGCAGGTGAGTTCTCTTCAGGTATTGTATCAATATTTTCACAGGCAGATGCCCTAATAGATTTTCAGGACGAAAGAGGATTTGCTTCATATCAAAACTTAGGAATTATAAGAGTAGGTGCAGGTCTTACTATAACAAATCCTGTTGCAGGTGTTGGATCAATCAGCCCAACTGGCAGTTTCAATCATGTAGATCAGATAGTAGGTAAGCATATATCAATTACTGGAGCATCCACAGCAACTGCTGGATATTTTGGTAATCTTACAGGTAACGTCACAGGTAATGTAACAGGTAATCTTACTGGAAACTCTGCAGGTACTCATACAGGTGCAGTTGTAGGTAATGTAACTGGAAACCTAACAGGAAATGCTAGTGGAAACCATGATGGTTCTTTCAGTGGTAATGTAAACGGACAGTTCAATCAGAACCCTGCAAGTGGTGTATCTACTGTAGGTCAACTTAGAGTAGATACAGTATATGCTACTGGTATAGTTACAACTACCAAAGGATATATTGCCCCAGGTGGAAGTTTTGGATTTGTTGGAAACTTCAATGCTACGGGTGTATCAACTGCTGCTTATCTTAAGACAACACAATTATCCATCAGTGGTGTTACCACAGCAAGTGGTGGTGTTGTTGGTAATGTGAATGGTGCAATAAATCAAGCATCATCTGGAATTTCAACTCTTGGTCAGTTGCAACTTACTACAGCAAATGCTAGTGGTATTGTAACAGCAACAGGTGGTTTTGTTGGTAATGTAACTGGTAATATTATAGGTAATGTAACTGGTGCTGCTTCACAGATAACAGTAACAGATGAATCTACAGTTAGTAACTGTAATGTAATATACGCATCAGGTGGTCCTACTGGTAACCTACAACCTAGGTCAGGAACTAATCTAACGTTCAACTCAAGTAACGGTACATTATTTGCTACAAAATTCTCTGGTGATGGTTCTCTACTTACATCAATACCAGCATCTCAACTAACAGGAACTGTTGCTGTAGGTGTTGATGGTAGTAATCTAACGAATCTAAACGCAGCAACAGTAGCACTTACTGCTACTAACACTACAGATGCAGGTCATTTTATAACATTTGTAGACACTGCTACTGGTAGTGAGAATGTCAGGACAGATACAGACTTCCTGTATAATCCTGGTACTAACACTCTTACAGTTGGTGCTATCAATGGTAATGCAACTGGATTAACTGGAAATCCTAATATTACTGTTGGAAATATACTGCCAGCAGCCGATGATACCCATGACATAGGATCATCTACTTTGAGATTCAAGAATGTACATTCTATGGATTTACATTTGAATAATGAAGGATCTTCTAATAGTGTAGATGGTACTTGGGGTAATTGGACCATGCAAGAAGGAGAGAAAGATTTATTCCTACTCAATAATAGATCAGGTAAGAAGTATAAGATCAATCTAACTGAAGTATAAAATCGGTATAAATACGTAAGATAGGATTCTTAGAAAATACCAGTTATGTCTAGAGCTAGAGAGTTAGCCAAAGTCGGTGGTTTGAATCAGCAGGTTATCTCTGGTTTATCTACTCACGTCGGAATTTCTACGTTTGCTGCAGACGTTTTAATGTACGAAGACCTAACGGTCACAGGAAATGCAGCAGTTGGTGGAAATCTAACAGTAACAGGAACCACGACCTTCAATGGTGGAACACTTACCCTTGGTGATGCTGCTACTGATAATGTCGTTTTTGGAGGCGATGTTAATTCAAATATTATACCAAATACAGATAATGCATACGATCTAGGTTCATCTAGTCAGGAGTGGAAAGATTTATATGTTGATGGAACAGCAAATATTGATTCCTTAGTAGCAGACACAGCAGACATAAACGGTGGTACTGTTGACGGTGCTACTGTTGGTGCTAACTCTGCAAGCACAGGTGCTTTTACTACTTTATCTGCTAGTGGTCAGACTGATCTAAATGGTGACATCAACCTCGGTAATGCTACAACAGATAGTATTACTGTAACAGGTAGATTTGATTCTGCTTTGATACCTCTTACTGATAACGCTGT